CGAGCCCGAGCGTCGGTGAAGTATTTATTTGATGCACCTTCTGGAACTACATCAGTGCTGCCAGGGGAAGCACTGATCTCAACGTATGCGCTTCCGCTCCAACGATAAGTGAGATTTGTCGCAAGAGAAACATAGATCTTTCCGGTTTCCCCTGTTGTAGGAAATGCGCCGACATTCGCATATTCCAGAACGTCATCCACATAGGATGGAAGCTGCGACGCTGGAACCTTGCCATCTACAAGCGAAGCAAACGACGCGGAGAACGCTGCGGAGATCGCTGTGGTTAGCGTAGAGAATGACAGGCGCATGACCACACCTGTCTCCGCATTGCGGATCAGTAGCGCGTCACCCGACGTTACGTCAATAGACGTGATCTCCGTGGAGTCTGTGAAGCGCTTCTCCAGCGCGATGTCAAATACAGAGTCCGTCATAGGAACCCTCTCAGCATCGGGAACCGCTCCAGGCGGTAGATTTCGCCGGTTTTGTTGATATTGAGTGACGGGGCTTTTGCGGTGAAGGTAGAACCATCCCGATTGAACGCAAAGGATTCCACCTCGAGCACTACAGGTCCAAATAAGGGGCGGGTCAGGTCGTCAGACCTATAAGTGCGATACAACACAGTTGGTTTTTCTCCGAAGCCGTCCCCTCTAGCCACTCCATCCAGCTCCTTGGGCAGTATCTCCCCCAAGTCCCCGAGGGTGAAGGTGAAGGATTGATCTAGATCGTCGCGGCTTCCGTTGTTCTCGATTTTCAGCGGATAGTATTCAAAGGTGCGCGTCACTCCAGTTTCGAGACGCACTGTAATTCCTTGGACGGCATTGCGCACCACTCTGTAGGTTTTGGTGAACAAACTGTGACTGATTTCTATCAGTTCAAGTTGGACCACACTGGACTTCGAGTTGAGAAAGAACTCCGCATAGGTGCTCATAATACCTCCGGCCACAAGTCATTCACAATATGGTCCAACTTGTCCTCGACGTTTATCCAATCGAATCCAAAACCATTGCACATTATGGCGAAGTTACCCTTGTCATAATCCGGAGGTTGATCTACCTCAAGCTTAGCGGATACAAAATAGGCCTCACCTTCTTGTGCTGTCAACTTCATTGAATCCGGTACAAAGTGAGCGGTATACTCTCTTAAATCACTAGAATCTATGATCAAATCGATCAGAAAAGGACTAGAACCTCTACCTAAAATACCTGTAAAAAACGAACGCAGGTATTTATATTGAGTAGTTCTAAGTATCCAAGAAACATCGACAGTATATGAGGCCCCTAATATATCTCGTCTATATCGACCGGCCCCACCATCAAGCTCAACTCTTAATACCTCTGTCCCATCAGTTACAGAGTACGAAGCCCTATCTGGAGAAACAATGAGTTTATGCATTATCTTCTCCTAGCAGTTTGAGTATTATTACCTAGAGATTTGGAAATGCTAGAATTGGGGTTTTTGATTTCAGCTGAGACAATAGAACTAGTGTCTCTCCGAACAGTTTGACGAGCTTCATCTCTAGCAATGATGCGAATCTCAGATTCACTAATTTGCTGAACTTCAAAATCTTTTGAGGTGCCGTAATTCTCTATTTTTACATTTACTCCTGTAGATATAGATTTTCCAGTGTTCATGGCCTCCAATACAGGGCGATATTTGGCTGTGGATTCCGCATTTACTACGAATTCCTGACCGTGAACTACCCCTGCTATATCACTTGTTCCAACGTTACCTGTAAATCCACCGTCCTTGAATCCAGCCATGGACATTAACGCCATAGACTCAGATAAAGTCATGGTAGCGGTCATTCCATCCATTGCAGGTGCGGAGTTAGCTCCAAAACTAGCCAAAGATGCTAAAGCTGCAGCCGGCGCCCAAGCGGCTGCAGAAGCAGTGGCCGCGGCGGTAGTCATAGCTGTAGTAGTGGCTAATGATGTTGAGGCTAGAGTTTGCCCTAAAGTATTGTTTATCACCCATTGAATACCGAGCTTTACGAGTGCGGATATTAAACCAGACCCTACTTCACGTGTAACATTTTTAAGGGCATCACCTAGATTTTCTGAATATACAACAGCCCGTCCTATTGAATTAGCAAACCCATTCGTCAATCCGTCTAACATGTTCGATACCATGTTAGAAGCCTGAGAATTCATGTTTTGCATTTCATCCAAGTATCTATTCAGACCTGCAATCATGCCGTCAGTTATAGACATTTGCTTGGCGTAGTACTCGTCTAACGCCTGATTCATTTGAACCTTTAGAAACTCTTCCAACTGTTTATAAGCCGCCAACTCTTCCCCTGTGGCACCCGCCGACAATTTCTTAATATCCAATTCTATTTTACGAGCTTCAGTTGATTGTCTAATTGATTTTTCACGCTGACCTTGCATTTGTAATTCAAATTGCAACTGATCTAGTGATAACCTAGAATCCGTTATAGTTTGAGCCACGTCACGTGCTCGCATGTCGCGGTCACGTTGACGAGCATCTGTCAACATCTTCTGCTGGTCCGCTTCGGAGGTAAATTGATTCTCGCCGCCAGACTTGAACGAGTCCTTCATCTGCGACTCATTCGTGTATTTAGACACATAGCTACCGCCCTTCAGTTGCTCAATCTGGCGCTGAATGTCCAGAGATTGCATGAGGGTGGCATTATGATACGCCTGAGCTTTGCGAGCAGATTCAACAGATACAGCGAGTGCGTCTGCAGCCTTCGCTTTTTCGCGCTCAGCGGCAATCATCTGGTCCGACATAGCCTGATACTTAGAATCGAACTTGAGTTTCTCTTCAAACTGTCGCAGATTCTTTTCTTCAACCGGATTACGATTGTTGGCAATATCCATCAAGTCCATTTCGGACTGGTAAATAGCCTTGTTCATGGACAAGATGTCTGACTGGAATTGCTCAGCGGCCACGCGCTTAGCTGTCGCTTTGTCTGCAGCATCCGCCATAGACAGAAGTTCTGCTTTCTGGGCTTTCGACATAGCTATATAATCTTTGTCGAACCGCATCTTGGCTTCAAGTTCAGTGCGATTCTTGCCCTCGGTCTTCAACCGACCTTCCATGATATTGGTATACTCTAGCTCCGCTACACCTGCAGTCTTGAACAGCTTGACTCGCTCTTGCTCGTAAGCACTCTCCATTCCCTTATTAGGTTTGGCAGGAACTGGTGGCAAACCCTTCATCATGTTAGCCATCTCAGCTTCAGTCTTGGGACGAATATCAATTTGGGTTTTGCCCGCTAGAGACTTGTTGTCAGCCTCCATAGCCGCCTTCTGCTTACGCATATTGGCGAAAATCTCATCCGTCTTTTTCCAAGCTTTAGCGGTTGGTGAATCGTCAGAACCAAGCACAATGGCCAAATTGGTATCCGCCAATGCCAAAGCCTTATTGCGCTCAGCTTTAGCAGCATTGATATTGTTAGCCGCAGCATCCAGACCGTCCGTAGCCCAATCCTTAATGCCTTTCAGACCTGCCAACATCACATTGACATCTTGAATAACGACATTGATAGACAGAGGTAGTTGCAAAATGACAGCTAGGAAAGTCATAGCCGCGTCTGTCATCACCAACATCATTTTGGCTACAGTTTCACCGAACCCAATGAAGTCTGATTTACCATCAACCGTTTGACTAAACGCACCAACCAGTTCGCGCATGATCGCAGTGAAAGACTGAATTATCCCGGACAAACCAAGGAAAAAGTCTTGCACATCGGATTGAGTAATCTTAGACAACCAGTCGGCCAGTTGACCAAATAGAGTACCGAGAGAATCTCCGATGGTTTTACCAAGCGACGAATCACCGAGCTTGTCAGTGATCGTCGTGATAATTTTTGTAAGGCCATCCATCGCCCCAGACTGACCAATCACACGATATAGTTCAAACACGTTATTCTTCATGATGTTGAGCTTACCAGTGAACTGGTTTGCAGCAATCTCAGCAGAATCGCCGTATTCTTTCTTGATCTGATTAGACAGTTTGATCAGCACCTCGTATACATTGAGGGAGCCTTTTGTCACCGCGTCACGGAATTCAGCTTGCGTCATGCTCATGGCACGAGAAGCAAGACCCATTGCGTCAGGTAGCTTGTTGGCCAACTGACGCTGAAATTCTTCGAGACTAACTTTGCCTTTAGAGGCAGATTGCTCCAAAGCCATGAACAATAGGTTTGTCTCATGACCTTTCAAGTGCAGCACCGTGGAGGCTTCTGAAATTGCCTCGAACACGTGGCGTGTCATTTCGCCGGTCTCATCCACAGACTTAATAGAAGCTGCGAGACGACCATATTGCTTAGTCACGCTTTCAATGCTGACACCGATTTTATTGGAGAACGCGAGCAAATACTGATACTCAGCGTTTGACTTGGCTACAGAGCCAGTCACAACGTTCATCGTTGCAATGAACGCATTAAATGTCGTGTTTACCTCGATTAAGCGATCAAGGAAACTCTTAAGAACGTAGCCAGCGCCAATTGCTGCGAAGAATGCGGTGAGTCCAGCATTGCTTTTGCTGAGGAACGACTGCATCCGGTCGAAGCTGGAAGACAGAGAATTCAGCGCTGAGGTCGCGCTGCTCGACATGCTAGAGATAGCATTCTTGACGCGTGACGCTCCAGTTTCCGCTGGGGCCGCATCAACTACTACCTGCAATGTCGAAGAATCACTCATGTCTTTCCTTTAGTCCCTGGCTTGTCCTTTGTTACATGTTGCAAGAACGTGGAATCCATCGTGATTATGTATTTAACGAAGGAATCTACATCACTTACTCCATATATCTGAATATATGCCAGCATGTCCTGCATACTTATCGGATTAGGTGCAAATCCGACTGACCGTCTTGAAGAGAGTATATCAAACGCTATGATATACTCTTGCATCCAGTCATATACAGTAGGCTTCTGGTTTAGGGCTTGAGGTTTAAGACCTTGGTCTTCTAAGTCCTCTAAGAATTCCTCCTTATCGCCCCATTCCAGTCGCCACTGGATATATTCGCTTAGGCGTTTCCCTCCTGCTCTTGCTCCTCAGCGCGGAAGTTCTCCAGATCGGTGGAGAACTCTTGCACGAATTCGCGCAGATCGTCGTTGTTCTTCAGAGCCATACGGCACTGGGCCTTGTCGAACTTGACTTCAGAACCCTTGGAATCAATCACACCACGCCAGTCGAGGATGAGGCCCTCAGACATAGCTTGACAGATGATGTCCTTGCTTTCCACCGGGTCGAGAGTACCCTTTTCAATCTTGCGACGATGAGGGGCTTGCAAGCGAGTCAGCGCACGCTGAAACTTCGGATTGCCGCTGTGTGCAATCTTGAATTCAGAGCCGCCGAACTTCGCCCAGACGCCGTCTTCGGTGGAGGTGTTTTGTTGATCGATGATGATTGCCATGATGTTTTCCTTTTCTGTTAACCCACTGTGCTCTTATTGTCCAACAACCGTATTAAGGATTGTCGAACTTGTCGATCTGAATCATACAAGCTGATGTCGGATCGTAAATGGCGCGCCAAGTGCCTTGGAACACCAAATCTTGGTCGAGACCCCCCGCGACCACTTGACCAGATTCGTACTTCACAGCAGGAAGAGTGAAACGGTAGTAGTCACCAGTAGCGTCGTTAACCTTGAACGACAACGCAAATGCGGTGCCGTTAATGAAGCGGTTGTAAGCGGTCAAATCAGCGAAGTACGCCTCAATGTTGCCGGTGATTTCCAGCTTACCAAGGGCCACACCAACGTGAGGAAGAGAACCGATCGCGTCTTGAGCACGAAGGTTGTTGTTCAGATTCATACTCATGGAGCGAATCACCATGGTGGACGCGACACCGTTTTCCTTGATTTCAATCAAGTCGGTGACCGCGTTCATCACGTTTTCAGATACGCCAGGAGATGCAGA